AATAAATGTCTTTAAATTCACAACATTACCGATTAAAATGTTAATGGGCGTGAAGGACTTTGTGAAAGATGAAACAGACATATTTGGCCTCATTCAAGTAGCGGCTCTTCGAACCAATACTAAGGACATTAATGAGTTCTGTAATTCACTTGAAAAATTAACGTATTCGGTGTTTAATCCAGATAAAGTTAGACTCTTGATTGAGTTAAACCACAAAGGCGAATATGTATTAGATCGAATCACAAATACCGAGCAATATTGGCCTGGTCAGTTAATTCATTCTAAGCATACTGAAGCAATGAAAGGTTTTAAACCTGGACTAAAGCTAACTATAACTAACAAATCAAAGTATTGTGAGCGCTACAAATACATTTCTGGCACAAACCGAATTCTACCGAACGAATTCCGAACAGTCCATGAACTGGGCTCATTCGGTAAATCGACTAACGGTACTTATCGCAGCCAGAGCGGTAATGACGACTTGGCAATAACTTGCGTAAACACCTCAGCCTTCTTTGAATCACCTAACTTTTGGGAAATTGCAAACGAAGAATTGGAGAGAGTAGATCCGGCTTTTTTGAAAGAAGTTCACGAAAAAATACTAGATCAAGCATATTTGACGTTGGATACAGGCTTTGATTTTGGCGAGCTGCGAGCACTAAACTCCACACCATCGGTTGGGCAGCCTAAAGTTAAAACTGCATTAGATCCAGATTCAGTTTCTGAGTATAAGAGAATGTTGGGATATTTTTACGGAAATTCATAAACCGCGAATGAAGTTTGATTTAGTTGACGATAAAATCAGAATTTTTAATACTCTAATACTTGGTATTGAAACTGCTATTGAGCAAAAATCCGCTAGACTTTTTATAAAAGACATAGTCGTTCTTGGCGATAAATTAGATGTCGTCGTAGAACGGGCCGATTGGCCATTCACCTTGAAAAAGGCTCAGGACTTTTTTGAGAGCCTTGAAAATTATGAGAAGTGCGCAAAGTGCAAAACTCTCTCAGATTACCTAAAAAATAACGACTTAAATATCGATGCCGACTAGACCAAAGAAACAACCGCCAAGACGTAATTCAAAAACGCTCGAACTATCACAATCTGACCTGAGACAGGTCGTTCTAAATGAAAGCCAAAAGCAATATTTTGATACAATTCTAAATAGTGAAATTGCCTTTTGTTTTGGCCCAGCTGGCACCAGTAAAACATTCACCGCGTGTTATGCGGCTCTACGACTGTATTTGAGCGGATCAATCTCAAAAATTATCCTGTCCAAGCCTATCCAAGAATCTGGCGAAAAGCTCGGTTTTTTACCTGGAGAAATTAAGGATAAAATTGATCCATTTATGGAAAGTTATCGCTCGAATATGGTAAAATTATTACATGACGAAAACGTCGTTGACTGGTTAGAAGGAACCGGTATCATAGAATTTAGACCATTAGCGTACATGAGAGGTGCAACTTTTGATAATGCCTTTATGATTTTAGACGAGGCTCAGAATGCTGATTTTAAGCAACTGATGCTCTTTTTGACTAGACTGGGTAAGGACTCTAAAGTTCTCATTTGTGGCGATGTCAGCCAATATGATATTTCAAAAAATAAGGTAGCTTTACCTGATTTTATCAAACTTGTTTCCGGAGTAAAAGGCGTTGGAGTTCACCAATTTAAGGATTCCGATATTGTTCGAAATAAAATTTTAGTTGAAATCACCGAAAGATATGAACAATGGAAAAATGAGAATCCAAATCATACATTTCTTAGGTAAATTAACTAAATGAGCACTTACGACCAATTAAACCGCCAATTAAATGATGAGATGCAGTCGCTTGCTGAGAAAATCAAAAGCGGCGATTACTCCGAGAGAGATAGAAATAGACTAGCGTCAATCATGTACCCGAAGTTAAAGTACTTTATTTGGAAGTTCTTTAACGATACTGAACCTACTGAAGAGGTTCTGCACAACACACTGTACAAAATATTCAAGAGCATTGAATCATACAGTGATAAATTTAGATTTACTACGTGGATCTATACGATTGCCAAGAACGAGTCCCTGTTGCATCAGCACAAAATGAGAACTCAATTTGCAGTCAGATTGGATGACGTTGAAAATAAAGTAGATCGACCGGACGACTCAGGCTTTGTCCTAGAAAAGGAAACTTACATTGAATCTCTCTATGTTGAGACTCTACGTATGATGACCACTCTACCTGACTGTATTGAAAAGTCAATCCTAATTGACAAAGAACTCAATCACATGAAAGGTAATGATCTGGCTGAAAAATACGATATGAATCTGAACACTGTCAAGACTAAAATTCGTAAGGCCAGAAAAATGCTTAGAGATCAAGTCCTAGAAAAGAATCCAGAATTCAAGGACAGACTAAAAGAATTTCTATAATAATGCTAAATTCGATATTAGATTTCTTAAATCCAGTTTCATTTTGGAAAAATGTAAGTCAATGCTATAAAGACGTAATAAACTATCGTTTCTATCGCAAGACTATTACTAAATTAACAGCAGATGGCTCCCTTAAAGAAAAGGGCATGCGAGCCGATACTCTCAAACGAGTATATTTTGTCATAAATCTATTGCCAGAAACTCTACTCGCAGGGTCAGACGTTGAGCTGTTAGAACGAAGCCGAGTTACTGAAGCGATTGCTGAACGAAATCAAGTCTTTATGAAAGACGGCCTTCTTGAGATAATTGAAGCTGATTATCGTCGAATCAAAACTGCTGAATATTATGCGTATTTAGTGTGGATCAAGTACCGCTGGGAGTCAAAAATTTCAACCTGGCTCAAGACCATTTTGTGGATTTCATTGCTGGTAACAATCGCGGTGAACTATCAAATTGGAGTAACTGCTGCCAAGTCTATCTGGATGTGGTACCAGCAGATAAATAACTAAAAATTTTTAAGTGATGCAATTCATTGAAAAATATTTTAAGCAGATTGTACTAGGTTTTCTTTTTATCCTGTTTGTTCAACAGTGCAGTGTATCTAGAAAAGCGGACAATGCTTATAAGCAAGCCAAATTATCAACTGCAACAGTTGATTCGTTAGTTAAAACTGGCCCAGTAACTGCTGAGCAAGTTAAACACATCAGTCAGCAGACAATGTTTGAGTTTTTGATTTACGAAGAGGACGTCGATAAGGGTAAAACAAGTCTATCTGATATCAAAAATAAGATAGAGACTAAATGACCCTTGACCGCAACAAAGCGGTGAACGTCTTTATTATCGGAACCTTTGTTACTCTCTATTTTCTAGTTTCGATTATCTCGACGATTCACGTAATAGATTTCTTTAAGATGTCCAACCCGACCTGGTTGGCCGTTAGCTTGGCAATTGCCTTTGAAATAGGAGCAGCAGCCTCTTTAGCATCAATCATTGCGCTAGAGAAAATGAATAAGACTATTGTTTGGTTGCTATTCATTATCTTAACAGCAATGCAGGCAATGGGTAATACCTATTATGCTTATACTCACCTTGAAAATTTCCAAGGTTGGATTGAGCTGTTTGGCCTAAACGAAGAGGAGCTAATCTATCAAAAACGAATGTTGTCGATCGTGTCTGGTGCAATCCTACCAATCGTAGCGCTAGGCTTCATCAAATCGTTAGTTGATTACATAAAGCCTGAACCAAAAGTTTTGGAAGAGCCCATTATAGATAATAAAAAGGAGCCTGTCCAAACCACAAAGAAGGTAAATCCGGATGAGATTTTATCTAGGGGCGGCCGGGTTTAAAAAAGTAGCCGGCAAGAATGTACATTAAATACGTAGATGATCCAGTTAAAAGACGCGTAAACTCCGCATTTGGCAGTTTGTGTGACGGAGACCCTATTAAGAATACTCTAAAATTGGTTGATGGCTGTTTCTCGATATTCGAAAGAGAAAAATTGCTTGCCTCTTTTTGCGAATTCAAACACCTAAGTTTTCCAGTTGATGGCTTTTCGCTAATTGATCTATCAGTTTGTGCAAATTCAACTGAAACTCTGTTTGATAATAATCTACAATCAATTGCGGCAGTTAATGGAGAATATCCACTAGACGCCGATGAAACCTACGTTAGAGGAATCTTATTAGCAATAATCTATCCAGCAAGCAATGCGATTGAAGCTACTACTTATTCTTCAAATTTAACGATATTCGATAGACCTGCAACTGGTTCGTTTGTTCTACCAGTTGGCGAAATGTTCTCTCATTTTGCAAATGCCGATGCTGATGATGCTCGTCAATTGCTAAATAAAGTTACGATAACTAATCCGAATGCAGATTACAGCATTCGAGTTAAAGGTTTATTAATCTCGTCGAAAACAAATCCAGATCCAAATAGTTTTTGCTAATGGGACCAGTTTTAACATATAGTCAGCGTCAAAATGCAATGTCAGGCTTACCGTTTTATGGTAAGGGCGATTTTAATTTCGTTGCGTCAAGGGGTAATTTTACGCCAGGTATTGCAATTAAGATTTTACCACTAGCTGATTTATCTAAACCCAATACTGACGTTGAACCTTCTGATTTCGAAAAAGAAGTAAAGGCGTTAACTAGTCAATTTAAAGCAGGCGGCCGAATTAAGGGAGTTAAAGTTAATTCTGTCCATACCGATAAAAATCCAAAAGCAATTGTCGGTAAATTTGATTCATTTAAGGTTGATAAAAATACTAAAACAATTAGAGCATTTATCACCGATCCAAACACTCTAGAAAAGCACGAAGTTTATCCAGAGACACTAATTAGGCTAAACGAGTCAGTCCAGCACAATACAGCTAAAGCAAAAACTTTCTTGGAATTTTTAATATAAAATTCTAAAAAAGTCAACAATATGAGCGAAAATACTGGTTATATTCCAGAAGATGCTCAATCCTTCCTCGAACAAACTGATAGAGCGTACGGTAAGAATACTGTGGAGTCTGAAAAGCCCGCTAATTCTTTAGGTACTGCAGCTATTGCCGAGCAACCGATTGCATCAACTATTTCTGGAGCAAATGATTCATTTTGGAAGAATATTCCAATTCAAAACCTGCCTTCTGGCGGAATTTTTTATCCAGACGACACAGAAATTACAGTTAGAGCAGCATCAGTTGGCGAAATTAGGCACTGGTCTACAATTGACGAAAGCGATGCGCTAAACATTGACGATATGCTCAATTTTATTCTTGAAAAATGTTTAAGAATAAAAACAAAGGATAATGCTGCCTGGTTATCATGGAGAGATATTTGTGATGTTGACCGCATGTATCTGATCTTTGCGATCCACGAGCAAACTTTTCCAAATAAAGAAAATATCTTGTGGACTCGTTTTGAGTGCAATGAGACGTGTTCAACTGACAGTAAATTCTCAACTGAGGTTAGAACTACGAGCTCGCTATTACAAAATTACGAGCTTGATGGAGAGTTAAGGCCATATTTTAGAGCTGACTATAAGTGCTTTGAAGTCGTGTCTGAAAAGTTGAATGAAACCTTTTACTTATATGCACCGACTCTTGGTGTAATTGAAAGAATTAAGGCAAAGATTACAGCCGACCGCAAAAAGGGTAAAACTGTTGATAAAGCATTTATTAAAGCCTTGCCATACCTCATCCAAGATTGGAGCTCATTTGACGATGCCGAATACACTAAGCTCAAATCAGATTCACTGTCTTGGCACATCAATAAATTTTCATTCATTGATCGATTTGCAAATCTCTTCCAAGAAGGCAAATCGCTAAGCGTTACGATGGCTTGCCCAAAGTGCGGTTCCAAAATGACGTCTCCACTTTTTTTGGGATCAAGCTTCACTATTAAAAGTCTTTTCCTTATTTCAGGTAGACTTGATGAACTTGTTTGAGGCAAACAGGGTATTATCAGTGAAGCTTAATCAACCGCTTGAAAGCCTCTATCGATTACCGTTTTACGAATATTCAATCTACAAAAAGATCATTGTTAAGGAGATTGAATCAGCTGGCGATGGCTCGACTAGTACAATTTCACAAGAGTCCTTTGAAATAGAAAGGGCTCGCCCGAAATTTCCGGCAGCAGATTCATAATTCGGATAAATAATCTTAGTAAATAATTCATTCTTAAATGCCAGACTTAAAACGCGGATCAACCGGCTCATCAGTTAAACGACTACAGCAGTATTTGGGAGTAGATCCAGCGACTGGTACGTTTGGGCCAGTTACCGAAGATGCGCTGAAAGCCTGGCAAACAAAGAATGGTCAAGCTGAAACTGGCATTGCAACTCCACAGATTGTATCAACTCTTGCTCTAGAATTTGCACAAAAGGTTAGCGTGGCAACAGTTGAGGCTACGGCCGAAGAATTAGGTATTAATTCTACTGCGCCGATTGAAGACTATACTGCGAATTTTAATGCACTCGCAAATAATCAGTTTCAACAATTATCTCAGCCATTTAGACTTGAGAGTGGAGAGATTTATGATAATGCATTAGCTGCTCAGTCAAATGAAGGTTCCTTTGAATCTGGAATGTATACGTTCGATTCGCTGCTTGCTAATCTAGCAGCTAGACCTCAAACTGAAGCTTCACAAACTGTATCTACTGTGCAGTCGACAACGACAAATATCAATAATGCACAGACTACTCTAAATACTGCAAACAATACAACCAATAATTTAAATCAGGCGGTTGACCGATCTAGAGTTGAAACTTCAAAAATGATCGAACAGACTAGCATGAATCAAAATAACTCGATCCAAAAAGTCGATAATTTTAATTCGCTATTAACTGGGCCAGAGATACAAAATATTCAAAATAAAACTGAGCAAGCTCAGAATTTAACTACTACTTTAACTGGAACAAACACAGTTAATCAAACTCAAACCAATCAAGCGACAACTAACACAAACGAAGCGGCTAGAGTTGAAAACACCCAGTTAATTACAAAGACTGAAGCGGCACAGATCATAAATCCACCGAATCCAATAGTCGGAGCAGTTGAAACGATGGGAACTGGTGTTAAAAAGGAAATTCAGAATATGAGTACTGATTTAAGTACAAATATTTCGAATATGAAAACTGGCGATAATGTGTCAACTTCACAAGTAACGCAAGTCGATCAAAGCTCAATTTACAATACCGCTGGCGAAAAAGGCAGCCCTGCTCAAGTTGAGCTAGCTAAAGGCAAAGCTGAAGAGCCTAGTAGCGAACTAAACCTAAATGAAGTGTATTTGTCAGCAATCTATGAAACCTTGGTTGCTGGAATTAAAGTTAAAATATCATCATGATAGAAAAGTATCTACCACAAGTAAAGGAAATTATTTCCGAATATCATTTAATCAGCAACGAGCTGGACGGAATAAAGGCTAGAATTGAAACTCTTGAGATCCTGCGCAATAATTCAATGCTGAAGATCGAACAGAATAGAGAAAAGGAAAGGCGTCTAATAGATAAAATAGAGAAGGAAATTGGCGAGCCAGTTGACTTCAGAAAAATACTGGAACTAATACAAAATGAAAATCATTGAGCTCCTTACTGCCAATCTCAAGTGGGTGATCATTGCGGTACTTGGAATCTTTATCTTAATGGCTCTAAAACAGTGTTCAGATAAAGATACTTTAAAGCAACAACTTGCGATTCTTGCACAAAAGGAAAAGACTGCACAAAACAACCTAAAGGTTTTACAGGACACCATGGAATACTGGCAAGACGAAGCTGGTAATTTCAAGTCTGAAATCAGCATCTTGACTGGCGACAAAGAAACAATTGAAGAAAGCTTATCAAAGTACAAGGATAAGTATGAAGATGTACTTGGCGACAGAGCAAAGGGTCAAGAAATGATTGCTTATCTAGAAAATCAAATTAAATTTAAGGATCAAGTTATTTCAGGATTAGGAGCTCCAGGTAGTATCGCTTCACTATCTTCGGACTCATCAATTTCAATCAATATTGACAAGCAATTTGGTGATGGTAATTATTACAAAATACTGGGTGAAGTTACGACCAAATTAAGAGATAATAAAATAGAAGACGGTAAAGTTGAAATTAATCCAGAGTTTGGGTTAAGTTTAGCTCTTGCAATGTCTAAAGACAAAGAGGGAATTTTCCATATTACATCAAGCACTAAATTTCCAGCACAAGTTCAAATGTCAGGAATCAACATGATAGAGAGACAATTGAATCAAAAATACAGCAGTTATTTAGGCTTGGGAATCCATGCAGGTTACGGACTATCAATGCAACAGCAGCCGACGTTCTTTCCATATATCGGAGTCGGTCTTAGTTACACACCATCATGGTTAACACTTAAATTAGGCAAAAAGTACAAATGATTTCAACGTACGTTACATTATCTGATTATTGTGTGCTAGAATTTATGGCACATCCACTTGGCGATCCGTCGCCAGAGTTGGTTACTTCGACTTTTTATAAGTTGAGTAATACCACTATGGACCTAATTCAGATCTATAACGACGATGGAGATTTTGCAACGACTCGCAACGTTAAGGATATTACGGTTGCGCCAATCGGGGGCTCAAGACTAGCTTTACTAGATAGCGATATTGCCCCAGAATATCAAGACTATGATCCAGCCCTGTCACAATCACCAATTGATCCAACTTACTCTGCGAATTTAGTATTTGATACCGTTAGATTTCACTTTGCTGCCGGCTTTAATTTTAGCGAAGTCGGTTCGTTAATCGTTGGTGTAAAACATAAGCTAAATGATCTTAGAAACTTTATCTTTGCAAATATCGTACTTGATGATATTACAGCCGAGGCAATCCTATCATTTAATGTGCGACCGCTTTATCTAGGTGATGCAATTTATGATAAGTATATTGACATTAAGATCCCATCGATAAAATACCTGGATGATAACTTTGATCAATTTGGACCTAACTCGTTTGAGTACTTGGCAACTGATGGCATTGGCTTTATTAAAAATGCACCAGTTACAGTCTTTATTCAGGAAGCAAATACTCAATCTCTTTACGGAACAAACAATATTGAATACACAGGTTACTTAGTTACTGAAAATTTTGAAACTGCGATTGCTCAAACTAATGAGTTTGATAATCTTGGTGCAGTAATTCAAGAGGCACCAGACGGAGACTATATTGAATATTATGCAACTTGGAATGGAGCATTTCCAGAAGACTTAATTTCAATCTTAAATCGTCGAGGCAGCAATCAGAACTGGATTCTAATTCACCAATTACAAGTGTATGAACAAGTCGGCACAGCGTATTTGCCAGCCGGAAATATCGTAATTTATCAAGAAGATAATTTTGGAGAACCTCTTGCTTATCGACCTATCTTAAAGAACGCAAGCGTTGCAGTTTCAATGACGATTGATTACACTCTTAGATTATTCAATAAGGGCACTAGTGAGAATATAATTAGAACTGGGTCAATGACTCTGTTTAATCCAAACAAATACGGCAAGTCTTTAGCTAAAATTGAATTAGTTGGCGGTCCTCAATCGAATATCGTCTATAATAAAATTCAACAGACAACATTTGATGCGTCTGGAGCATTTAATGTAGTATTAGGCAATTCGAATTCTCAAATTCAAATCAAAGAGACAAAGGTTGCGGCACCAGTATTCTTCCACAAGTCTAATGTGATGATGAGCTCAAGAAATGCTCTAATTACCTCAACTGAACTCGGTAATGAAGTTGTATATGGTCAAGGCAAAATGATTTTACCAATTGACCCGACTGATAATTTTATCAGATTTAATATCTACAAACAGATTGCAACATCAACTAGCCCAACTCCACTTTCTTTAAATCTAAATTCATCGTTTAAATTAACGTTTGGTAAAAACTCATCTGCTGAATTTACTAATATGAAAGATGCAGCCTATGAAAATTTACAGTATGGACAGATTGCGTTTAAAATTAATAAAGCGGAAGCTCTAAAGATCTTAGACTCAAAAGACGATCTATTCATAATTACTGTAATTTCAGAAGACGGTACTGAATCTATGCTGTACACTGGCAAATGGAGAGCCTCGACTGACTATCAAACAATTATACAAAACGAATTGGCCGAGGCCGCTGCGATGCTTGAAGCTTCACAGAGCGCCGAATTAATAAAATCATTAACTGATAAAGTTAGTTCTCTCGAATCGGAAGTTGATAAGTGGAAAAAAGCAGCAGCAGCTAGATCAATTAAGATCGGTACTCAAATCGTTGAGCCAGCTGCTACTATTAATGCAATTAGCTCAATTCCAGTAAGAAGCGCTGCAACCACATCTGCTTCCACTAATTTAGCAAATCAGACTGCGCAGAATTCAACAGGATCCTCAACTAATACACCAAGATCAGCTATCATAAAAAATCAGTTATCTAGCGAATTTGGTGAATTTGGTGGAAACTCATCTAACCCAGGACAGGTTATGTTTTAAGATGTATGCAGGTTTGCGTATAAATAAACATAGTCAACTGACAGATAAATAACAAAAAAAAGAAGGACTATTAATGAACGGCCTTATCCAAGAACTAGTAAACGAGCTAAACTCTAATGTGAGTGTAAAGGATGCAATTACCACTAAAATGGTAGTTGAATCAATTAACAACTCTATTCTATTGGGAGTATCTCCAGCGGAGGTATTCGAAAATGCTCTAAATACATTAACTCAGCTTTCTGAATCAACTGCTAACGAATCTCTAAAAGAAGTCGTTGCTAAATTCAAGAGCTTAGCTAATACGCCTGCTAAAAAATTAAAGGACATGTCTGGATCAGCTGACCTTGCAACAAAGGTTAAAGCCTTGCAAGAAAGTGCTCTAGCGACTGACCCAGTATTCAGACACACTCTAGCTATTTTAGAGAGCGGTCTAAATACTCAGCCAGAATTCAGAATGATTTCTCACTTTATTTCAGGTCTATCTAAATACGCATATGATCCAGCAGTTTCTGAAGCATTAGCTGATGTATCTTCTCATCTCGAACAAAACCGTTCTAAGTTTGAGATTATGAATGCTGTTCACGAAATGCGTCAAGCTAGTCCAGTAATTTACAAAGAAGCTTGTTCAATCTTGGAAGAGTGCCTATTGGAAGGAACGATTACGTCTGATTCATTAAAGATGAAGCTTCGTGGTAAGGTAAACATGCCAATCGTTAACCGTCTAGTTAATACTCTAAGCATGGTTGAAGCACGTTCAGCTGGCACATTCAACATCGGTATCGGTAATGGAGACGCTCAAGTTAATTCAGTAGTTCTACCGTATTTAGCAATTTCTGAGAATGAAGTGGTAACCGTAGTTGATAATAGCTTTGTTAAACTATCAACTGAAGAAGCACCAGTTCAAATCGAATCAGAAAAAGTTGAAGCTGAGTATCCAGAATTCTTTGAAATGTATGAAGCTCTCAATGCTCTAGGCTTCTCTCACACAGGTAATAACTATACTGCCAAATTAAAGACAATGACTGTCGGATTTGAGCTACACGAAAATAGTTTACAGTTTACAGTAAACGGTAAATCGATTGAAGATGCAGCTTCTGCAAATGTATCCGAAATCTTTGTAATGGAATCAGTTGAAACTCGCACAAATATCGCTAAAGTCCTATCTAACCTTGAAAACATTGCACACTTAGATTTTGCAAAAAGATTAATCAATGAAAGACTTGGAAACGACGCATACGTATTCACAGTAAACGAATCACTATTCGTATTTGAGAAACTTGGTCAAACTAGAACAATCAAAAAGATGGAAGGTACAACATTTCATAATTATGTAATGGAAAACTTCCAGTATGATGTGACTGAATTATACTCAATCCAACTTGAAGAAAGCGCAGAATTTAATAAGAACGTTGATTCAGAAAAAGCTAGAATCGAAAAGAACATTGAAAAACTTGAAAGTTCTATCAAATCAATTGATGAGGCTTTAGCAACTGCATCAGTTAACGAAGACTATTCTGACAAACTTGGAGAATTGAAACTAGCTCTAGAAAAGAATGTAAATTCGTTAAAGAGCCAGTATATCACGCTTGATCAGTCTAAAAAAAAGGCCTAACTGAATCCGAAGAGCTTCTGATCACAACTGGTAAGAAATTTAATGTTGGAACCAGAGTAATTTTAAAGGACGGTAAGCTTGGAAAGATTACAGCAGTTAACCTAGACACATATTTAATATTATTTGACGACGGTACTTCTTCTGAGGTACCGTTTTCTTTTGTTAAAAAGTCGGCAGCTGATTTACAGTTTCAACCGAAATTGCAGCATGTTACATTAAAAGATTCTAGTCCAATTTTAAACCAGAAAGACAAATAAGTAGTATAATAGCAATAAACTATATTACTTAGATTATGTCAAATGTCCTGTCTTCATATGATGAAGCCCTAGCTTCTGGAGAATTACGAACTTTTAAGAAGAAAACCAAATATCATGAATATGAATTCGTAGTTCGCTCCGAAGACGAGATCAAATTCAATGTTTCTCAAAATATCTCGATTAAGCCAACCGGTGGCGAGTATTTTAAACCGCTATTTACTCCGCATTTTGCAGCAGATGGTAACATCCTAACCTTGGACGATCTTAATCAAGAGGACGTTTGGTTAGATGCCGGTGGTCACATTGGAATCTTTGCAACTAGATTACTGACTCAGTTTCCAAAAGTAAAAAAAGTATATAGTTACGAACCTTTTAGAAATAATGTTGATTTTGCTCAGCGTAATATTGAGTTGAATGGAGTAGCTGATCGTTGCGAAATAATCGAAAAAGCACTAGTACATGACGATCAGGAATCAGTTGATTTCTTTTTATCACAGGACTCAGGCAAACACTCTGTCCATCCAATCAAAGGTCGAGCAACAACGTCTGTACCTGCAATCAATATTAATGATGCGTTACGTGGAGTAACTGCAATCAAGATGGATATCGAAGGCATGGAGTATGATATGGTCAAAGCAATCACAGATTGGTCCAACATCAGATTAGCAATAATCGAATATCATTTTCACTATTCATGGTTAACGGGTAAGGATCGCGAAAGCAAATTTGCCGAAATGATGGAAATCTTTCACGCAAATTTTGATAAAGTATTTGTAAATAAGAATGCTGCTTCAGGCAAGCATTTTATTACGCACTTTGCCGGCTTTAAAAACATTTAACTCCATGAAGAAGATCCTATATGCATACTTTGGTAAACTTGGACTATTTGACGAAGATATTCCAGGCCATTCTTTTTATCAAATTGGGCTATTGGATGCAATTCGTGATATTGAAGGAGATTGTAAAATAGATTTCTATTCGTATCTACCTACAGCTAATACAACTCTAGTCTTTCCGGACGATGACTTAGGTAGATTAAATATCTCATACTTTAAAGAGCTAGTCGAAGACTATGATATTCCTTTTCATGAAGTCACGAATCGAATTATTTCAAAAGAGTATGACGTAATCTATTTAAAGGCAAGATTTAGGAATTTATCAACGTTAGCAAAAGGCCTATTTGATGCACAGGAATTTGAAGATCTTATTCGAATTGCAGCTTCAATTGGAGTACCAGTTTACATATTAGATACTGATCTATCTCTACCTGCTTCTTTTATGGAATCAACTCGATATCCATTTACAATAAAGGTTCCATCAATCGATATGCCAGGAATCGGTAAACGTTTTGCTGAAGATTGTTTATCAATAAACACCGAAAGAATTCGTAAGAGACCCAAATTACCGACTGTCCTATAC